GTAGAAAATGCAGCTAATCCGCTCATATAAAATCCTTTCTAAGTTAATGCCTCAGCGTGCCAAATTTCAAAATCCAGAGAACGCATAAAAAGGCCGGTAGTTGGTTCATAGGTTTCATGCCCTCCAACTGGAAGCGATGCCTGGATAACTACTGTATTCGGTGCTACGCCAACCGTTCCTTTGTAGCAGCCCAAACAAATTCTGACCGCTTTCATCAGTGCAATTATTCCCAACACCGTGGTATCCCAGCCGGTGATCTGATAACGCGGATATGCTGTCCCACTCATCCCCTGATGAGAGATCAAACTCATCGGAGTTATGAGTTGATATGTAAGTGCCGGCATGATTGGATTTTGTGGCAGTTTTTGTGCATAAATACGCGTACTTACTAGTGCTGATACGCCAGCATTATTTTTCAATAAATAAACGATTCCTTCTTCGATTGAGATCATTTAATCGCCTTATCAATTAAAACTTTGAGTGCTGCTCCGACTTCGTTATTAACATTTTCTTTTTCAGAATCAACAGCAGGTCTCAAATATGGCTGGGCTGGTTGATTAAATACTCTTCCTAAACTATCCGCACCAGAAAACCCAAATTCTATGCGCCTGGCATAATCCAGATTTGTACCAACTAAAATCTCTGCTGATGTTTCAGTTGTTTTATTTCCTCCAATATCAGAGTATTCCCCAGCCACATCGCTGGGGGTAAATCCTGGAGCAGATTCAGATGTATGCCCGCCCACATGTATCGACCGTTTCAATGTTCCAGAAATATACGGAGCATCGTCTTTGGCTTTATTGCTGATTAACAGTCCACCAGCTACTAAAGCAGTTTCTAACATCTGACCGCGTGCCGCTTCACCCAATTTATTAAATTTTGCCAATAATTCTTTTGTTCCGATAACTGTGCTTTTCATTTCACGATCTCCACAGTTAATTTGGTCATTACGTTTTGCGCATCATGTTCTACCAATAAAATATTGTAATAAGTGCTGCCATTTTTCACGCGCATTTTGTTGGTGATCGTGTCATAATAATCGCGCAGTAAAACGATAAAATTATCTATCGAGTAGGTCATATTAGGACGTCTATTTTCGCTTCCGCCGGCTGCTGCTATTCTGCATGGCAGATCAACAACATAATCAGACCATGACTGGATCACATCTCCAACAGAATTTTGCGTTTCTGTTGCGACTTGGATCGTGCAGGTTTGCAGGAAAAAATCCGCCAGTTGATCCAACATACGAGAATCCGTCAATGCCCTAATCGTCATCCAGCGCCTCGTTGATGATATGCTCGCGCATACCAAATGGATCAATGATCATTTCAGCAAAGTCAATCCCGCTGGATTCTCCCATTTCATCCGCGTCAGCCTGACTCCGCAGCATTGCAGCCCGTTTCAAAAGTTCAGCAGATTCTGACGCGCCATTAGTGGAGATGTCTAATAATCTGATGACTTTTTGCACGAGCACTTCGCTGGAAGCGATTGTTTCCAGAGCTAGAGCAGCAGCGCGTTTTACGTTGTCGCTCTCAATGGATAAAAATGCGTCTATGGAATCATCAGAAAAAATCTCGTGCGCCGAATCGGAATCCGTGCAAAGCAAACGAACTTTCCCGCGATTAGTGGTTAAGTCAAAAGTAAAAGTCATGAGGCTCCTGGGCGGGACTTTCACCCGCCCAGTTTTTTAATCAGGAACCAGTTTGTGCATAGGCGAAGCGAGGATCCATTTGCCCTGATCCAAATACATCGCGCACGCGATAGAGAATATCATCAGTTGCAAAATCACCGCTGAATGGAGATAAAGAGCTTCCAGCAGAAGTAACTTTGTCGCTGTTTTTCATGCAAATCTCTGGGGTCTCATGACCACGCAGGTAAGCATATTCCATAGCCGCACCCTGCGAAGGATCACCAAACACATACCAGGTTGCATTGCCTTTTGTGGTGTCAACGATTGGCAGATATGGATCGATGTGCAACTGCAATCCCATTTGAGGAAGTACGTTTGCGGTTGGTACCGGGATTCCTCCGCCGGCTCCGACTTCCGTCCATTGCACCAACGCGCTGGTCAAAATAGCGCGAGCAGTGAGTTCGAGAGCAGGAGGAACCACGAGGTGTTTTCCCATGACCGAGATAGGCTCACCGTTTGCATCTACCTGTGCAGCCATGAGTTGCAATGTGGTTTGCAGGTTTCCGATGGTCAATGGCAATGCTCCGAGGTTGGTTACATTTGCCCCATCGGCAGCGTCCACGATGGGAGCGCCAAACAGTAATGGGTTTGGACCGGCTGCTGCTGCGTAAGTTGATGTCGCTTGGAACGCTTCCGAACGAATCGCAGCATTTGCGAATCTCTCAGGTATGTCAGAGAAAGCGCCCAGAACATCATTTACGATGGCTTCCCAGGAAATGTCAAACTGTTTACCGTGTTTGTAGATACGATAATCGTAGTGCCCTTCGCTCATGCCAGCGACCAAATATTCGCCTTTTTCTGCAACTTCTGGCAGTCGTTCGTCAGCACCCAAAACCTTATGACGTTCTACCAGGTTGAAATTCTGGACGGTTGCCATTTTGAAATACGATCTCCAGTCAGCCACTGCTACTTTGTAGCGAGCCAAAATCTCCCGATCAATTACAAATCCGAACAGATCAGGGAAGTCAGTCGTGGTGATTGCTTCTTTCAGCAAATATTCGTGTTTGTAAGAGGGGAGACCCTCTTTGTTAGTGATCAGTCCGATGGCTTTTGCAACCTGCGCTTCAGTGAAGCGTTTGCTGTTAATGCCCTTGAACCCATCCCAATTTTCCATTAATTTAAGGAATTCCATTTTTTACTCCATTTTCTTTATGCAGAGTATCCGTCTGCGAGTTCGGTATAGACCGCTGGGTCTGCATCAGAGCGATACATGCTTCCGCGATAGGTCAGAATGTTGGCAGCGTTTCCGATGGTCAGTGCGCTCGCCAGAACGATACAGGCTTGCAGCATAACCTCTAAGGTGATTGCTCCTCCGGCGGTGGTAATCCCACCAGCGAAGATGCATTCGTTAGCGCGGAAACGATCGCCCGAGTTGGCGGCGGTGAACAGAACCAGACCTTCGATTTCTTTGCAGTCGCTCATGTAGACACGGATCGCATTTCCGGAAGCCAAGTTCTCGATGTTGATCGAGTTGCCAGTGCTGACCTGTTCAGCGGAAACGCCTTTCAGATGCACCAGCAATTTCTTGGTCATGTTGGTGTTGTCGATCTCAATGCCAATCTGCGCGGTGTGTTTTACGCAGATATTTTCGATGAAGGCTTCGAACGAAGCGGAGGTAAAGGTCGGGGTGATGTCGATAACCTCGGTTCCTGCGGCACTGATCACAACGTTCCCGTTCCCTTCCATGCCAACCAACTGCACGCCATTGATGTTCGGCCAAACCAGCGGAGCCGCTTCTGCGTACTCGCCAGGCAAAACATAGATAGTCTTTCGAGTAGCGGAGAGCATCGTAATGGCTTTGGTAACAGTCAGGAATGGACTTTCAAACGAGCCGTCCCCGTAGGTATCGGAGCCTCCCTTTGAAACCACGATGTAACTTTCGTCAAACTGACCGACCGGCACATCGTTGTGGACTTTGACTGCTATAACATCTGTTGCACCACTAGAAGCAGACATCAAAGCCACGCCGAACGGGATATTGTTTTCGGAATCGCTGTTTTTGCTCAAAACAGCGGTGGTGCGGTTGATATAGATTTCATCGCCGACTGCGACAGCGGAGTTACCCAACTGATCAGTGGCGACTACGGTCAGCGCCCAAATCCCTTCAGTGTCAATGGCGATTTGATCAGTTGCAGCCGCTGCGCCCTTTAGCGCGACTCCAACAATATTTCCTGCCAGCACAGGGTCTTTGCCATCCACCAATCCATCAGTGTGAGATGGATGGACAAGATAAGATTCCGGAAAAGTTACATGCCGACCTTCATAGGTCGATGATACTTCCTTGCCTGCGGTATCGAATTCATCGTATAAATTAGGCATTATTTGCCTCCTGAAATTTTAGCCATCTTCGTGGCTTTTTCTTCACTGAAACCCTGGGAGAGATAGTGCGTTTTGAAAGATTCTTCGAGATTTACTTCGTCTTCTGATTCACTTTCGCCCATCCCAGTGATTTTTCCAGAACCCAAAACCTTTGACAGATATTCTTTCTCTTCTTTGATAGACGCTTCAATGAGTTCTCCAAATTTGACTTCATCCAATTTCTTGTCTTCGGTCAATACTGGAGATTTTGAAAGTTTTTCTATCAAACGCTTTTTGGTCATGTCTGGTAATTCTGTTGGCAGTTTCTTTTCAATAAATTCTGCTGCCTGCTTTAGCAAAACAGCTTCATTGGCTTTTTGCAGAGAATCATTTGCTTCCTTCAACGCCTTATCGGCAGTAGCAACTTTTTCATTTGCTTCTTTGAGTAACTTATCTTTCTCTGACACTTGAGCCTCAAGAGCAATCTTTGCTTCCTTTAACTCTTTAATTTCTTCCATTTCCATTCCTTTTTTTATTTGTTCTGGGTCGCGGTAACTCTCGAAAAGTTCGAGGACTTTGCCACCTGCGCCTGGCACGGTTACAAAATCAACGCTCGCCGCGTTTGTTATTTCCTCAACGATCATCCCTTTTTGACCGTCGGCTTCTCCTTGTTCTGCAATTCCAGCCGCCCGTATACTGACGCCAATGTGCGGCGTTAGTTCTTTCACGGCAGCTCGGTAGGGTTCAAAAACTTTTGCACTGGCATATAAGCCAGCTCCGTACAATCCCGAATCTTTCCATTCCGCGTCTGTTACAAGTTCGCCTGCCAAATCCCTAAGACTGCGTTCTGGACGTTCTGATTCTTCGCTTTGCGTTGGGTGATCCCAATACATTTTTAAACCTTTGGTAAACACTTTTCCGCCATCGCGTTTGAGTGTTTCTGATGGGTAATAACCAGATGATCCCCAACCAGGCTTAATAATTCTGATCGGGAAAATTCCATCTTCTCCGGCGGATTTTTCCACAAGGTTAATAACATCACCAGTTAGAGCCACGCTTTCAGATACTTTGCTATTTGCTATTTTGATAGCGCTCGCTTCGCATTCCTCTGGAGATTTATCGCAACTCTTTAATACATTATTGGCAATCGTGATCCACTTTTCTTTCTGCGTATCAGTCATACCCTTTTTATATTTTTCAAGATCTGATTTTTCATCCCAGGGCATAAAGCACTCCTTTCATTAACAAAAAAACGACCCGATTTCTCAGGTCGCTGTTACAGTAACTTTTTTATTATGCTCGCTAATCAGCGAGCAAGGATATTATATCACAATATTTTTAATTAATCATTTTTATTTTCTCTTTTCCTTCGTGGGATAATGCTACGCGGTAATTCTAAATAATCTTCCAAAGCTCCAAGTACAATAATAAGTGCCTGTCTGATAGCCATTAATAATATTTTGAAACGATCACCAACAATGTATTTTTCTGTCATCTATCCTCGCGCGCAAATCTGGTTTGTAGGTTACAGCGGCAAAACGGATGTCTTAATGGTTGCATATCTCCACTGGGGAATGGTTCGTCGATTGGGATCCATCCAGCGTCTTCGTTTTCTTGGCAACCATCCGAAACGCGATCATCACCGACTGTGTTCCATGATTTTTCCATCGGCAGTCCAGCCATTTGTAAACTCTCTGCCTGGATCATGGCCGCTTTTTCATAAGCATTTCCGGTTTCGGCTACCGCGATCAATTCTGCTCTATTGCGAATATGTGCCTGTGGTTTCCGTTCCGAAAAACCGTCAAATTTAGAACGAATTTCCTTTGATGTTTTCGAGTAGCTCCAACCCTCTTCGGTCGCATGGCTGATGATGGTTTTTAATTGATCTTTGGTGGTCTGATTAACTCTGGTTACCAGGTCTGCTCCATAGCGGTTTAGATACTCTACCGCTTTTGGATTCGCCAGTGTAAAAGATGGAGAAATGTTTGTGGTTCCCATTGGAGCCAGACCGGCTTTTTGCATGGATGCCATTAATGCTTCGTCGACATCGCCCGATATGACCCCGACCGTCATAAAAGATATGTAATCCCAAATATCTTCCCAATTCGGCGGTGTACCAGGAGGAAGTTTTGCTTCCTGCAGCTCTGGTTTTGGATCTGGAAAATCATCACGGAAATGCTCGAATCCGGTCATGAACATATTTTTCTGTTGATGAAAAAATCGCTCTAATTTTCGAGCTAATCGTTCCTGAATTTTTGCGAGTAATATTTCTCTGTCGGTCATTTTGTTTTTCTAATATACTTTTCAAGGAATGCTTCCATTGTTTTTGATAACTCGCTGTCTTTTTCTTTCACATGGTCGAGCATCTGTTCAACGTTTTGCTCTCCGAGTGCGGTCAGCAACATGCGCAAAGCATCGTCATCGTTTATCATGCCAGAACTTATTTGCCCTCCAAGAGTGATTGCCTGGACGACTGCGTTAACATCAGCAACACGATCAGAAGCAATGATGGGAGGAAAATTAATTTCCACAATGTCTTGATAGTCACCTTCGTTCCATTTCAGTTGCTCAATGCCATTATCCGTTTTTATGAGAGTAGCTTTGTTTTTTAATGTTCCGGTTTTTACTGCCCACAAGAGTACGTAATTTAAAATATCATTCAGATTGTCTTTCCAGAATGTTTGGCGGTCTTTCATCGCCAGTTCTGTGGGTCGATCCAGAGACTGCGCAGTTGCCAATGATCCCACTGAAGCGTCCCCCATAAATGTTTCTGGAAGTCCGACTGCTGCACATACCATGAGCAAAATTCTGCGCCCGTCTTCTGGCGATGTAGTAGCTCCGGCAGTTTTTATTGGGGTAAGCGACGCTCCATCACTGGAGATGGCCATTGATCCAACAGTTGGAGGCGGATTATTTTCACTGGATGTTTCTGACCAGGTTGTGTTAAATTTATTTTTTACTGCCGCGATCCCTTTTGCTCCACCTTTTGTAGTAGCGCTCCAGGCAAAGCGGGCATAAGCTCTAGTAATGGTTGCCCAATCCTCAAGAAATTCCTTGTATGCTTTCGCCCAATCGAGCGCGGAATAAACTCTCGACACACCAAATTTCCAGTCACTGAACCCCCCGTCTTTTATGTGCATGACTGGAGCATTTATTTCAACTTTTTTGCCCTTATATATTTGGCTGGTTGGCGTATAGCACCAATCAGGATAATATACCTCGTGTGATTTTCCAGCACTATCAGTCCATACGCGATAATAATACCAAGGTTCTTTTGCGTCATCAGGGTTCGTTACAATTTCCGCAATTTGCGAAAATGGGATTGAACGTACTTTTACCTTTCCGGTTTTTAATTTATCCACAAAGAAAACGAGGAAAATATTACCATCACACTCTAAGTCAAGTTCTTTTGTCATTTGTGCAGCATGACCTGTTAATTCCTGCTGGTTTTTTCTATCTGACAAAAACTGTTGCAAAACTTTATCAATTTCAGGGTCTTTAGATTTAATCGTTACTCCCTGTCCCCACACATAATAACGTTTTACGTTCACCCCGCGATTAATGAGAGGATTTTTTAGATACATCAAACGGGATAGATAAGATATTTTCCCCAATGCTTCCCTGGAAAACTCATGTTCTCCCTCGCCATAAAGTATTTTCGTCCAGCTCAGATCTTCAAGAGCCAGCTCCAATTCTGCCAACTTTTCCGTGAGATTATTTTTCTCAATAGAATTTTGAATTTTTATCTCTTCCAGCTCTGGCTTGAGAATTGTTTTAGCAATATCATTAATTATGCTCATGAATTTCCTCTTTTTTGACTATCAGTGAACATCCCATTATCATGGTTGCTAACTTGATCAACATCAGCGCAAGTTTAATTCGCAAATGAAATTCGTTCGATACTCCGACGGTTACTATTAACTCAGTGTTTTTATTTAATTTATCGATAGTAATATCTGCCATTTCAGACTCCTAATACGGACTAATATTTACTCGCTCATCATATACGACAATTTTATCATCATCCGGTAGATTTCCTGCCAGGTAATATCTGATAGCGTCCATTACATGGTCCATCTCTTTTACCGGCTCGTCTTTTCCTGGTTTCCAAATGTACGACTGAAATTCATTAATTGTGTTTACACAGGATGGATCAACTGTGAGATAAGGCCGTCCATCCCCCTGAATTTTTAGATGTTCCTGGACCACATGAATACCATCTAGAACGCGCCCTTTTTGAGGCATTGCAGGAAGTCCGACATTTCGCAGATCAGCAATTAATCCGGCAGCAGAAGCGTCGACTGCAATTTCGGTAATATTTTTCCCAGCAGCCATTTCCTGCGCTACTGCTACTACATTCGACTGCAATTTTCCACGCTCATAAAATTCCTGGTGGATATGTTTACGTCCATCACTATCAACACCAATCAGCAAAATTACTGCTGGATTGGTATATCCCTCATCAATCGCCAATCCCCAGTAGATAAATTCTGATGGATCACGCTTTTTGACATGCACATCCTCACTAAAATCTGGATAAACCAAACCCTCGAAGCGCGCGAATTCTCCATAAACTTCCTGGCGGAGAAACTCACCTGTGTAACTATCTAATAATGATTGCACAAATTCTTTTGATAAATATGGATTTTGGGTAGTGGCACTTTTGAATACGGTCATTTGTTTGTGCATGTCATATAGCCAGTTTTTGCCCTTCGGCGTAGTTGTTACCCAACAGCGACCGGCTTCTCCATCGGCGCGCAAACGACCGATTACGATTTCCCACGTCCCTTTTTTTGACAACCCCGCCTCATCCATCCATGCCCAGTTTATGTTTGGGCCGCGAAGTTTGTCAGGATCATCGGACGATCTAAATAAAATTTCTGCCCCATTTTTTAATATAATATCACTATCGGTTTTATTATATTTTGCAATTAATTCCTCATTTATTTTCCGATACGTCCTGATGGTGGCATCTTGCAGCATACGATAAGTCGGCGCAACCACTAACCCTAGTGTTTTTGGTTTTGCATACCGAATAGATTTTACACTACCGGCTAATGTTTTTCCAGATCCCACACCTCCGAGCATAGCAGTAAAACGATCATCGCAGTTTACAAAATCAAACTGAGTTTTATATAATTCAATCTCCATCCGGCCGCTCTTTTATAATTACACTGATGGGTTGCCCCTCTTCACCGGTAAATTCAGTTCTCTCTACATATCCGCGTTTTTTACCTTTTGTTTTTAAAACAAATTGTAATGCCCACGGTTCTCCGTTTTGAATCGCCTTATAAAGATTTAATTCTGCAATATCAAGCACTTTTCCCTCAGCTAGTTCTTTTGCTGCCGCTATTGCGGGATATTCATTTATGTAATTATAAATAGTTTGTGGTACACAACCTAGATTTTCTGCAGCAACATAGACCATGCCCTTTGTTCTGGTTAATTCGTCAACCATCCGTTTTACAGAGAATCGTTTTTTAGCCATGTCGCCCACCGTCCAAATTGTCCATTAATTCTGGTGTTCCGCCGGTCGCGTCAACCCAACGCTGGATTGATACCGCTACATAAGCGGGTGAGATTTCGATAGCGCGGCATTTGCGGGAGAGGCGTTCGCAGGCGAGAATATCTGTACCGCTTCCGCAGAAGGGCTCAAATATTATGTCGCCCACTTTGCTGGAATTATTAATGGCGCGCGCAACAAGCTCAATTGGTTTCATAGTAGGATGCTCTTCACTTCGTTTTGGACGTGGTATCTCCCAAACATCGTCAAGGTCGCGTTTATCACAAAACGTGCTCTTGCTATTAGTGTGCCATCCATACCAAATCGGCTCATAGCGTCGTTGATATTTACTTCTTCCAAGTACAAATATATCTTTTACCCAAATCACAAATGCTGACCAGTGGAATCCCTGTTTACGCATCTCCTGCGCAAGGACATCTAAATATTCAGATGCTAATACACAATAAACATCACCATCACAAGCAGACACGAAGGCAGACACGAAGGCAGACACGAAGGCAGACACGAAGGCAGACACGAAGGCAGAATATTCCACATCAGTCATATTGTCATTCTGTAGTCCATCCCGTTGGCGATGGCGTGGATTACTATCCAGACCAATAGCAACATTCCACGGTGGATCTGTAAAAATCATATTGGCTTTCTGCCCATCCATTAATTTATCCACCACCGCCTTATCCGTGCAGTCACCGCAGATAATTTTGTGCTCGCCTAATTTCCACATCTGACCAGTTTGAACACCCCGCTTGACGCGCAATTCCTCTGCCCTGTCAATCTGCGGTTCAACATCCTCAATATCCTTTTTGCCGAATTCCAATTTCTCTTTTTCCGCAATCTCACTAATCAACTTCTGCACGTTCTCATTATCGGAATTGAATTGCCGGAACAGGTCATCTAACTTCTCTTTGTCCGTAACCGCCATGCCCGCAATCGGATCGAGCGTACTTAATACCAGCGCCTCTTCCTCCTCGCTCAAATCCACATAAACCACCGGAATGGTTTCATTTCCTTCCCGGGCAGCCAACTGGCAACGGAGATGTCCATCAATCAAATTGCCAGTCCGTTTGTTAATAATTACTTGTTGTACCCATCCAATTTCTTCCAGCACGCCCTTGAGCGCATTCTGCTGGTGCATAGGATGTATACGCCAATTGCGTGGATTGAACATGATTTGGTCAAGCTGTTCTTCCCCTGATCCAATTATACGATTTTTGTAGTTAGGCATGATCTACCGGTATCTCCACATCGTTACCATCACTATCCTGTATGGTAACTCGTACTCCATTTTTCGGCGGGATATATGTGCCATACTCGCAGTCATGTCCCTCTACCACCGGATAGAGTTTTCCACAGTCTGGACACTCTGCGAAATGGTCTTTCATCGCGTCAGGTGTTCCAACCACTGCCGATTTTTACGAGAGAGTGCAAAAATATTTTTCTTGACCCGATTTTCTGCAATTTGGTTTGCCGGCATTTTTCCGGCCGTAAACTCGTAAAATTCCATATCTGATCCCATCCAATAATTACCATCCATTGAGGGACAGCCAGGGATTTTAATTTTATCCGTAAACTGCCACATGATAATGTTGTCTTTAATTTTCTTCGTCCAACGATCCATTTTTATGTTGTACTGCGCCAGCCAAAACGGATACTCTGCGCCAAAATCTGGATCACCGGCATAATACGACCACCAGGACGCGGTCGTGTAAACGATCGGTTGCCGACCGGATATGCGTGCCATACCCTCCAACATGATCCGTATCTGGAGAGCTATTTTATCCGCCGTCTCCGTATCGTAATCCCACCGAAACATGCCGTCGTGCGCCTCGCAATCCAGGACAGGTGGAAAATCGTGCGGTTGGCTCTCCCAGAGTCGTTGCCAGTGGCGCAACTGTTTTGTGTTGCCAATTTTTGGATGGTAAAAATAGTAACTACCGTGGGGGAGACTAGCATTCGCTAGAGCGATCATGTTGGCAGTATACCGATCATCGTCATACTCATCCCCGCCGTACCACTCGCCGGATTTGACGAGCGCAAACGACACTCCGCCGGCGATCAGTTTGAGAGGATCAACGCCCTTTTGCCAATGGCTGAAATCAACACCTAAAATTGTCATAATTGTCCTATATAGGATTTACCCCCTGGAGACGAGGAGAGCGCCCCCAGGGGGATGGAGGAAAGATATAATCCGATTATTTGCCGATCTTTGCGCCGGCGTCCTCGACTGCGATACCGGCGATCAGCACTCCGATCAACGCAGCGATGGTCTGCCAGATGTCGTCAGGTACCGCAAAATAGTGCAGGACTACCGCTTGCACAACGCCAAACACAGCCAACCAAAATTTACGTGATCTCAAAAGACTTGCCATACAAAACTCCTTTACTAGTTTTCTAGTTTACTATACATCGTGTTCTGATTTCTGTCAACTCCCCGTGGGGGAGCGTGGATTGAAATCCTGTATCCCCCTGCACCCAGGACATTAAGACGAATCTCATATAAAATTAGTGACTAAAGTCATACAGAATATACTTGACTTATCCCAACCGTATGGGTATACTATATATAATAAAGGAGAAATGAAATGAACACAAATGATTTTGAGATAACCGATGGTTACATAGGCAGTTTTGGAAAAACATGGAAAACGGCTACTGATGAGACGTTGGCAGAAACCATATCGCATGCCGCAAAATTCCTGGGGAAAACCGAGGAAGAAATCAAATTATCGCTTGAGAATGGCGACTCAATTAACTGGTGTGAATCCCCAAATTTTTATTATGACCACTCATACGGCATGATCCGCCGCAAACTCACCGTAAAACCAGAAGAAATGGTTATGTGCAGTTGTGGACATAAAATTCAGAAAAATCTGGTTATGAGCGCCAGCAGAGGAACTTCATGCCCAGATTGCTACGACCGAATGAGTGATTAATCGAAATACCCTCTCCGGAGGGTATCTACACAGGACGGCAACCTGGGTACTGACGAGAAAGCCAAAAAGGAGAAATAGAAAATGATTACACTTTTTTACACAGCGAACGGAAAAATTGAGGAGCAGGCACCAGTTGAGTACTACAACATCATCCGTCAACAGGCACAGGATGCGCTGGACGAGCTAGGCGGAGTAGATTTTGACCGCCAGTCCGCAGGACGGTATCTGGATGAGTCATGGCGACGAAACTTAACCGGCGATAACTTGGATACTGGCGAAAAAGGCGAGTCTATCGAGGTCACCGATGAACAATGGAGCGACTACAAAAATGCTCTACTGGACGAGGTAGAAAAACTCGTTGACGATATGAAAGATAATTTACAGTAAATCTCACTCCCTCCTGGCGGGGACATACACCAGGAGAAAGATTTAAAATGAAACCAAATTATTGCGCAACCAAATGTGAGAGTTGCGCAGAATGCAACCTCACTAACTACGGATTGGACTGCCACAACAGCCCAATCCAGGCAGAGTATGTAGAGCCATCAAAATATCAGCAGGTCGTTGATCTGCTGAGAGCAAAATGCTATGTACCATCAGCCATCACTCCGCACTTGGATGCGCTGGAGTCAGCCGGACTGGTTGACGCTCTGGCAATGGAGCAATTAACGCAGATCGTTATCATCGCACAGACCGCATATCGTAATGGTCAGCAATCCACTGGCGCAGAGCTGATCGATAATGACGCAATCTGGATTAACGGGATCGGCGGGTTGGAAAAACAACCAGACGGTACCTGGAAATTGACCATGCCTGATAAACCAAACGCGATTGCAGCTACACTAGGTCGCCTCGGTGGCTCGGTAAAGTCAGAGCGCAAATCATCCGCTTCCCGGGAAAATGGGAAGTTAGGTGGTAGACCACGAAAGGAGAAAAAATGAAACAGAGAATTTTAACTAAGGCCAGGAGAGTGTGGGAACACGAATTAGTACGTTACATGGGTTATCTCGAATGGGAAGATGGTAAAAAACAAGAATCTGGGATCCCGCGACTTACCAGAAAAGATGCGCGAAATGATGCCTTGAAAATGCGCGATGAACTGAATGGCAACCTGTAAAATCCAGATTATTATTCTCTGGAAGAGTTGGGAACATAAACCAAGAGACCCCATGCGTAGATGGGGTCTCTTTCGGAGGAGAAACGAACACATAAAATAGAATGTGCCATCTAATTATATAGCAATACCCATAAAAAACAAGGTATCATTTGTCAACTGTTGTAGGTTCTTTCAATTCTCTTTTGTGGACCAACTCAATTTGATACTTCTTCCATTGATCGAATGATAAAATCTTGCTTCCCGGTGTTTTCTTGGCGCGTTCAGCATTCCGGTACATGATATAGAGTCGTTTTATATTTGATACGTGGGTCCTAAAATGGTACATCCGATTCATCCCCAACCGATTTCTTTCCATCAAGGAATCTCACGGTTTCCGCGTTCACATCATACGAGGTTCCCTGACGTCCATCGGCAGAAGTCCAGATTTTTGGGCGACCAGTTTCCTTATCGGGATTCAGTACGCCCTCAACCAAACATAAACTGCCTTTGTGTAGATAGGTGTTGCAACTCTCCGCAATTTTTCCCCACACTGAAACTTTGAACCAGGTGGTGATCTTCACCTGTTCGCCCTCAGCGGTTTTATAACTGCGGTCAGTGGCGACTGAGAAATTGGCGACCGCTTGACCATTGGGAGTAAAACGAAGGTCTACATCAGTTCCGAGCCTACCCACGATAATCAATTTTTGATATGTCATTTATTCCCTTTCTCATTCAGCACAATCCACATGCCAATTTTACCTACCAACTCCAGTAAGGACGCTTCGGTAGCCATTTTGTGACCTGCGCCAACTTTGCTATCAATGTGTTTTTTCAGTTCAGAGGTTAGTTTATCAATAACGATTTGATCCTCAAATGGCAATTTCTCATACGCATTATTAATAGCCTCTATGCATAATTCGTTATTCTTCGATGGTTTGTACATTTTCCTCCAATTCGAACAATGATAAGTTTAGATACCCGTCCTCTGGCAGCACTGACAGTCGTTGACGGACATAGTCAATATTAATGTGTAGGATTTCGCAGATCAGTTCGCATTCATCCGATAGCAACCAGGTTTTCGCTCGCTCCATGATCTGTTTACGGGATCCCTGATAAGAGAGCGAGTAGTCAAAATGACCCAATGCCTCATCACAGGCATTTTCTAACACTGCAAACGCTAGCTCGATGTATGGGTCTCGAAAATGATTTCCTTCTGTTTCAAAAGGATGAGATTTTATTTCTATAAGCATAGTCGGCTATCCTTTTATTACTCCGAGTGGAGTAAGTTTTACTAAGATTTTCACAAGGTCTTTTTGATTTTCCATAACAACATCTATGTTCTTATAAGCCCCAGGGGCTTCATCAAGTTCTTGCGTAGTGCGCAATCCGTGCACAATTCCATCCATTTTATTTTGCTCTTCTTCGAGATCCAATTTATTTTTAGCCTCTTTACGTCCCATCGCTCTCCCCGCGCCATGAGAACAAGACATAAAAGATTCAGGATTTCCAAGCCCACGTACAATATAACTCGACGTTCCCATAGACCCTGGAATAATGCCAATGGTATCTTCCGTTGCTTTTGTGGCTCCCTTTCGATGCACTATAACATCTGTGCCATAATGATGCTCAAATGCAGCGTAGTTGTGATGGATATTAATCTCTTCTTTTGCATTTGCTTTAGTAATGTCACAAAAAACAGAAGAAACTCTGCGCATCATCATTTCTCGGTTAGCTTGCGCAAACTCAAGACAGTAATTCATCGCCTCGTAATACTCTTTCCCAGCACGTTCTTCCATCGGCAAAAACGCGAGGTCTTTATCTGGTAATATAGAATTCCAACGCTCGCACAACTCCTGCGCTTTTTTGTGATATATCCCAGCAGTTTTCAAACCAAAATTGCGGCTGCCAGAATGAATCATAATCCAGATATGCCCATCATTTCCACGTTGAATTTCGATAAAATGATTTCCTCCGCCAAGTGTTCCAAGTTGTTTTCTTGCAGAATTTAATTCTTGTTGAATTATTTGAATATCTGGCGCATGATCAAATCCTACCCATATCTGATTTTCTTGTTGGTGATTAAATCCAAGCGGGACTACCTCGCGGATTTTTCCCATAATGATTTTGATGGTTTCGGTATCAATTTCAGTCAAGGATGTTTTGATAGCATTCATTCCGCATCCAATATCTACCCCAACGGCATTTGGGACTATCACGTCCCGCGTTGCCATGACACCACCAATAGGCATACCATATCCACTGTGGCTATCTGGCATAATCGCAATCCATTTATAAGCAAAAGACAAGTTCGCAAGATTTCGAGCTTGCGCCAACGCCTCATCCTCAATGTCATTTAACCACAATTTTATAGGGATTCGTTCTGTGTTAATTACTTTCATTTTTACCTCACTATCCTAAATTCCACAGGGGAATTTCTGAACTGATACAACAAAAGTTTCCACTTTAACTTAAATGTCGGCGTTTCGTATCCCTTAACGTCTTCATAAACATCAATGAGAATTCCATCGCGTTGTTCAACATAATAAAAATCTGCTTCATAAATGATTGGTTTTATTTTTTTATCTTTGTAATAAAATCCTGGTTGCAATTCGATTTCGGGGTGAACTTCCAGATGGACGATCTCTCCTGCCTTCTCCATCAGTTTCAACTCACCATATCTCTGGCTCTCACGGATCGAGTCAAAGGTATAGCCATCAATAGATACACGCCGGGAATTATATTTATTTGTCATATTTCGCCTCGTAACATTCTTTGCACAAATATTGGCTGTTGTAGGTAATGGCAATGTTATTCCCATCCAGATACTGGAAAATCTGATCCTGCGGAACTTTCTTCCCGCAGTTTTCGCAATAACCGTGATATTTGCGGGGGTAATTATACTTTCTCGGCATTTGATAATTTTGACTCATTTTCCTCCATAGTCATCAGCATGGCGATACAGCGCTGGCGGAGAGAATCGGCATAACAAATTTTCCAATCCTAATTTGCGACCTTTAAGTGCCATCAATTTTTCAGTTAGAATTTTTATTTGTATTTTATTTTTCATTCTCTCCATCCTTTCGGGAGTTCTGCCCAAGCGATAACGTGGTCATTTTCCAGGCAACCACTCATTCTCCTTGCAAATTCTGCTCTGGTTCATACAGTGGGTGATCCGGTATCTGCTCCGGTTTCCACTCGACCTCGCAGGTCGGGCACGAGTAATGAGTTACTACGTCATGCCATATTCCACCATCCCCAAAAACTGCGACCGGGAAATCATCCTCAATTAATCCACTACCGCATTTAGGGCAGTGTTTTGGATTGATCGGTAAAGCCGCTACCATTCGTTTCGTTTCGGCGATCATTTTTCTCCTTATTTTTTATGCGTGTAAAAATATTATACCTGTTTTAATATATTTGTCAAATATAGTTTTATGATGTATAATGTGTACATGGAAAAAAGACTAACTCTAAAAATCAACGGAGAATCCCTTCTCCAAAAATCTGCGCAAAAAACGAACCTGCACCGGCTACACATGAAATCAGGAGTAACCTATCCAACCATGCGTAATATGATGCTGGGTAGGGCAACCAACATTTCATTGGATATTCTGTCAGCTATTCTGCTTGCGTTGATGCCGGCAGAGGAAATAATGGAATTGAAAATGGGAGATGTTTTTAAATTCGAGGAGAAAAATGAAAAAGAATTATCCGTGTACCGAAAGAGATAGAGAAATCATTGCAGTCGTTTATCGACTGCTAAAAACTCACATCGGAAAAAATCACAGAATTTCCAGAAACGATCTGCGCTTCAAAGTTGCTGGCGAATTGGAAATGGAGTTTATCGGCGTTAGTGATCGTGATGTGCGTCTAGCAATTGAATATTTGCGCAATAAAACAGTGCAAGGATCACTGATACTTTCAACTTCTGGCAATGCTGGCTACTGGATCGCAGAATCGTTAGAGGAATTTACGCAATGTATCGCTGAAGATCGCCGGCGCGCACTATCCATTTTAGTCAGGATTCACAAGCAGAAAAAAGTTGCACGCACTCATTTTATAGATCAGGAAAATTTACCACTATTCGATTTTATAAATTCCGTTGATGATCTGGAACTGGTATGAGCATTGACCAATCCGTAATCGATCGCCTTTACCGTGAACAACACGGTATCTGTCAATTCTGCTGGAGACCGATACCGCCATATAGCGTGCATCATGCTGTATATACAAGAGATATACATTTTGCAAAATGGCTGGACATGGCAGAAAATCTTGTTTTGGCATGCCCCGTTTGTCATGCAGATCATGGCAAACTATCAAATCTGTTTATGCGTTGCTGTGTATGGAGCGACAAGATCGACCGCGGCTATGATATGGAAAAATGGCACGATAGTATTCCTATGTTCTTAAAAGATAATTTTGTTTATATTGGGAAAGAGGAACGAAATGAAAATATTAGTAGCTTGTGAGTTTAGCGGAATAGTACGTGAGGCATTTGCAAAACGAGGACATGATGCTTGGAGTTGTGATCTACTCCCTACAGAGATACCGGGAAATCATATTCAAGGGGATGTGTTGGAAATTATGAATAATGGATGGGATTTGATGATTGCTCATCCTCCGTGCACTTATCTTTGCCGGAATAGCGCCAGTTTACTCAATACGCAAACCGGTAGAATGGAAAAGATGATTGAAAGCGCGAGCCTGTTTTCATCTCTGTGGAATGCAGATATAGAAAAGGTTTGTATAGAAAATCCTGTTATGCACAGTCGCGGGTATGAGCAAATAGGCTTCAAGTGGAATCAGACAATTCAACCCTGGCAGTTCGGGCATGACTATTCAAAAAGGACGTGCTTATGGCTGAAAAATTTACCTGAATTACAGCCGACAGACATTGTAACTTTGACTTACATAACCACCAAGAATGGGTATAAGGCAACAAGGGGATGGTATGAAATGCCCCGAAACAGCAGGGCGCGTAGTCGTACCTTTCAAGGTATTGCTGACGCTATGGCGGAACAATGGGGATAATTGACAAACGCGCTTACCTCGTGTATGATATGAGCATGACTAGAATTCAGCGCGTTTTATTTTACCCGAATAGCATCACCCCATCAGGCGCGCGTGTTCTAGTCAAACAAAAGCGGTAAATTGGTGGGGTGATTCTATTTAAGGAGGAAAAATGGAACGACCAATTATATTTTCAGGTGAAATAATACGCGCGATTCTGGAGGAAAAAAAGACACAGACCAGAAGAATACATGGATTAGAAGATGTTAATAAGTATCCTGATTTGTGGACTTTCGTGAAAATCGGGATCCTTGATTACAAAACAAAAAGAAGCGCAAAGGGGAAGTTTGGCGCATATTTTACAAGCGAATTAATAGAACCAAAAACAATATCAATTTGCCCGCAGGTATGTCCTTTTGGTCAACCAGGCGACCAATTATGGGTAAGAGAAACTTTTAGCATTGATACCATGCCATTTGAGGGGCAAGGAATAGGATATATGTTGCGATGGAAAGCCGGTGGGGAACGTAAAGAGTATTTTGATGGTCGAATTTATCCATATCCAATACCAGATAAATACAGAATGGCGGATAAGGGTTGGCGACCTTCAATTTTCATGCCTCGCTGGGCTTCGCGGATTACGCTCGAAATTGTCAGCGTGAGAGTGGAGCGGGTGCAGGATATTTCGGAAGAAGATGCAATAGTAGAGGGTGCTCCACTTGGTCGGGTATTTGGAGAAGGAAAACTCGGTATGAAAAGTCATCGGGAAGGTTTTATTGATCTATGGAATTCCATCAACGGGAAAAAATATCCGTGGGAATCGAATCCCTGGGTGTGGAAAATAGAATTCAGGAAAATAAACTAATGGGCTACTGGTTGAAATCTTACACCGACATTCTCGATGATCCAAAATATCATCGTATGCCAGAACGAGCACAATTGGCGATGCACGAAATATTCTTGGTAGCAAAGATGATCGAAACCGATGAACTTACTGGACTAGTGCCATGCGTTGAGGATATTGCTTTTTATAGTAGAAAATCAATTGAGTATTGGAATGAAGTAATTCCAGAATTATTAAAATCTAAAATCATAAACAAAAATGGTGATGGATATTTAATTGTAAATTATGTTAAACGCCAACAAGCCATTCCGCCAACAATTAGAGCAAAAAAATCAAAGGAAGCAAATTTATTTAAAATAAAATCCTCCCAAAAACCAGAAAATAGTATTTTTGATCTTCCAGAATCATCTGGGATTTATAAAATTACTTGTACTAATTCAGGCAGATTTTACATTGGAGCATCTAAGAATATTCTTCATAGAGTAAATGTTCATCTTTCTAATATGAAAAGAGCTAGTAGTCATCCATTGTATGAAGATTTTCATTCTTCAAAAATGGATTATTCTGACGTAAAAGTAGAAGTGTTATGTGAATGTGATGATGAAATTGAATTGGGAAAAATGGAAAGCAAATATATAGATGAATATAAAAATCTTCCTGAATTTGCAAACAAAGAAAATTATGGAAAAAATCATCATTCATGGAACGAATCAGCAACGAATCGTTGGGGAGATACAGATAGAGAACAGATAGAGAACAGAGAGAGTACAGATAGCGCAAAAACCCCCGATCCATCCTACGAGGACTGTACTCCTGATGGGGAACCCATTCAGGAAAAGAAAAAGAAAAAACCGAAGGATGAGCGTAGTATGTCACCGGCTATTGTGTCTTTCCGCCGGCTGACAGGATTGTACCCGCCAAAAGTTAACTATGAGCAAGTGATTAGTGTGTTGGGGGATAATCCCGATGAACTGAAAATGAAACGCTGTTATCAGGACTGGTGCGCTCGCGGGTTCAAACCAACGAATATAAATTGGCTCCTGGACTGGTACGTCAATGGTGTACCAATTCGCGGAAAACCATCGGGAACTTTAATCGGTGCGGATGCGGTCAAGGCAGAATTAATACGATTAGATCAAGAGGCAAAAAATGGCTGACAATCAAAAAATTACACAGGCACTAGCTATATTAACCGCCGCTTATCCGAATAATAAAATCACCGGCGAAACAATCCGCGTATATCAGATCACATTGCAGGATATTCCCGGGGACGTGTTGGAAAAAGCTATTCTACATTTGACCACGACCAATAAATTTTTTCCGACCATTGCAGAAATTCGGGACGCGGCATATCTTATCATGGTAGGCACAAATAAAATTCCATCCCAATTTGAGGCATGGGATGAGGTACAAAAAGAGATCGCCAGGTGTGGAGAATATTTTCGATATTCCATCATTATAAATGTTCCAAAATACTCTCATCCGCTCATCGAAAGAGCAGTAGAAATCATGGGATATAAGCAACTCTGTTATTCAGACAATCTGGTGGCAGATCGAGCGCACTTTTTCAAAGTTTACGAATCACTCTACCAGAGAGCGGTTGAAGATCTAAAAATGCTTCCCGAAGTACGAGATTTTCAGGAGCATTATCAGATTGAGGGACAGGTGAAATTACTGGCTCAAAAATTATCAAAAACTGCCTATTGATTTTTTGTAACAAACAATTATAATAAATATTGAGAAACGATGAACACGCAAATAGACATTCATAAAATCTTTTCCAACCCGATCATATTAGATCATTATCAAAATTATTGCCCGAACTGTTGCTCGTTCGACATTCACTGCGTGGAAAATTATGAGCGTGACGGAAAACATATCTCAATTTTTGAATGCAATTTTTGCGGTGCTTATTGGGAAATGGAGAAAAATGAAACAAGAAATTAAATGTCGTGCGGATAGAACCTGGTCAGGTTGGAAAGGAAAGACCACAGTCAATTACATAGCAATTACTGGTGTCCAGCTGCGGGTAGCGCGGCAACTATCGGAGCTTGGAAGGCGAGAACCCCCGAGCCAGTTTTGCACTCCTACTGTCGGTTGTATTCAATATGATTGAGTACACGTAATACTGCTATTAGATAGCTGGGAATGCGCGGAAATAAACGAGGCAAGAATACCGCGCAAAAGCGCAGCGGCGTGGTGGGAACACCCGGTGAGGTAAGGAACGGCACTCATCGTGCGGGGAGCAAATCCGTGGAACCCGCGACCAGGTTCGAATCCTGGCTGTATATATGGTTTAAAAAAAACAAGGAGAATGAAATGGAAGAAAATAAAGAGATTGTAGAAAAACAAGAGATTGCCATAGTTGAACATGGATTAATTCATTCAATTGACGATATGCAGAATGTCGCCAGCATAATGATGCAATCTGGTTTGTTTAAGGACATAAAATCTCAAGCGCAGGCATTCGTAAAAATTATGGCAGGGCAGGAACTTGGTATTGGCGCATTCGCAGCAATGAGAAATATTTATATTATCGAGGGGCAAACAACGCTATCTGCTGGGTTGATGGCTAGTAAGGTCAAGGCGCATCCAAAATATGATTATCGTATCAAGCATCTTGATAATGATGGATGCATTTTGGAATTCTTTGAAATCATCAACGATCAACCAATACACGTTGGTGATAGCGCATTTGACAGAACAGACGCAGACAAAGCCGGATTATCTAGTAAATTTAATTGGAAATCATATCCGCGCAATATGTATTTTTCCCGCGCAATTTCGAATGGCGTGCGGTTCTTTTGTCCGGATGTTTTTTATGGAACGACGGTTTACACGCCAGAAGAAATTAATCCAGATTGGGCAATTGATGGAAGTTTTGTGATTGATGAAAAAGAATTAAATAAAACTAATAATAAAAATGAACCAAAAATAGATCAGAAACCAATCGGCAACAAACGACCCTATGATCCAGAAATCCTGAAATCTCGCATTGCCACATTTGCCGAAAAACACGCGAATGAAACTGCGAGCGAAGGTCAACGCGGTTTGATGGTTAGTGGACTGAACACCTGCTACGCTGGCAAGGATGCAGATATGAAGCGTCATGAGGCACTGCAATTTTTGACCGGAGAAGCATCGTCCAAAAAGCTGCTGGATAATTTTGTGCTTGCAATCCTTGATTGGTTGCACTTAATACAAGATTCCGGCGGAGCGTACATACCGGATGAAATGGCAGTGCGTGAAGCGCAAACATTACTGACATTTGCACGAACGGAAGCGGGTCAACAAGATTTATTTGAAGGAGATGAGAAATGAAAACAAAATTTAAAAAATATATTAGAGCGCTTCCAGTTTTCAGAAAAAGAAATGGTGAGTATAACTTTTCTCCATTTGGATTTTATGGAACTTTGCAAAAAGGGAAAAATTCGTTTCTTAGAATAGAAATCTTGAACGTACAATTTTCGTTCTATTGGACTATTGAGGAAGATTGATGTAAACGCAATAGAAAAATTATTTTACAAGAAGGAGAATAAAATGGAAGAAAATGAATTAAAACAAAATCTGATCTTGCTGGATCAATATCGAAAAAATCTTGAGGTGGCGAAGCAGATCAAGAAGAAATTCCTGGACGACCTGGAAGCCAATCCAGAATACCAGGAGTGCTGTAAAGTTATCGCTTCTCTCAATGAAACAACAGAAAAACTAACAAACGATATCAAAATCGGTTCCGCTGCTTATTATTCGCA